GTAAATAGTAAATTTATTGATACTATAGAAAAAAGATTATCGGCGGCAGCTAAAATTGCTCCTTTCTGGGAGCTTCTAGATAAAGGAGCTTTGTCAATGTCATCTGACAGAGGCGGCTATCCTACTCCCAAAAACGCACCTCTAAACTTTGTTGACAGAGCAGAAAAAGAGGTTACCAAACAATTAACTAACTCGTTTCTCATAGAAAAGGAAAAGTATCTAAGTTTGATTTCAAATTATGAGGGTATTGTAAATCAGGCTATGTCAGACTTAACTGAATTAAATAGTCTTATTGATGAAATTAAATTAGATAGCAGAGTTATTTCCAGCCTAGATAAAAGGGCCACCAAAGCTATGAAGACTGAATATAACAGTAAATTACGAAAAGCGATACAATTAATCAGTGAAGGGCTAACCACTACCAAGAGATTACAGTTAGCAACAAAAGGTTCTTATCGAGGGAAAAGATTCTCACAGGAAACAATAAAGGAACTATTATACTAATATGACAATATTAATCTATCGTAATGAAGACCTAAGCATGTTCTACTTTATCAAGAATATGTTCACGGATGCTTCACATATAGAAATAGTTGATTCTTTTCCAGAGCCGATTTTAACTGTTCCAACCATATCCATTGATGCGGGGAGAATCAAGGAAGAGTTGTTTGAGCTGGGGGATAGAGATAAGGTTAGAATCAGAACTTGGTATATAGATATTTTTGCCAAGAACAAATCACAAAGAGATGATTTTGGATACAGAGTTCTTGCTCAAACTAAGAACGGTATCAATATCTATGATTATAACGAAGGTTTTCCTCCCGACATATCACCTAGTAAAATAGGGCATATGGATATTTTATCCATAAGTTATGAGCCAGTACCAGTAATGCTGGACGAGAGTGAGAAACTTTATTTTAGAGGACAAGTTATACTTGATACTCAAAACGACACAGTGTAGGAGGTCATATAAATTATGGCAGAAAGATTAGCCGTCCCTTCAAAGGAACTTCAACTTTTAGTTGTTGGGCCTAGGGACTCATTTAAGGCATCTAGAGTTCAAAGGGTGTCGCTTAATACCGAACAAACAATTGATACGAAAGATGAACTGGGAAACCGACAACATGTAGGTAGTGTTAAGGATGTACCCAACATCACGCTTTCGTTCTCAGCCTTCGACGTTGGCATCAAAATATTTGCTGCGTTGACTGGTACTGACCCAGATTCTTATCCTGGGGCTGGTGTGGATATTTCACTGCTTTCACAAATGGATGCAGTTCTTCAAGTTAAGGATGACCTTACTGAGGACTATATTAAAACGATTCATGGAAGAAAACTCCAGGTTCGTGATTTTACATTTAGTTACTCAGTGGATGGTGATTCTACAGAGGAATATACTGCTATTGGTTCCACAAGACGTTATCTTAAGTATGACGTTATTGTAGATAAGTTTACTACTGGCACAACTAGTTTTGTGCTTACTCAAACCCCAATTCAACTGAAAAATGGTAATTATGCCTTATCAGTAGTTTTGGATGGTGAATATCTGACAGAAGTTTCAGGTGCGCCCGCTACTGGAGAATATCAGATTGTAGGAACTACGGTAACTACATTTGATTCTAGAGTGGCTCAGGTTTTGGCTGTTTATCATGCCAACCCTGCTGGCACAAATTGGACTGATGTTAGTGACCCACTGCTTCCAGTTGCTATTCGTGGTAAGGATGTTAAAATCGAAATCGCCACAAACAGCATTACTAGAGTTCAGTCTGTCAGTATTAATGGCAATCTGAACGCTACCACAGTCAAAGAACTTGGAAATAGAGAAGTTGTTGGCTATCAGAGACAGGTTCCTACTATTGAAGGTTCCATTACAGTTCTCGATACTGACACTGACTTGATTTCTTTGTTATCAGAGGGCGTTGTAGCAAGTGGTATTGAGTGGCAGCCTGGGGATTCTCAGTGCAGTACTGTGCCTCTCGAATTGAAAATAAAATTGGTAGACCCATGTGATGAAGTAGGAGAACCCTTAGTCTTAAAGACCTTGGTTCTTCCTGAAATTACAATTACCAGTGATGGTTATACTAGCAATGTTAATGACAATGCCAGTATCACTTTTGCTTTCCGTTCAGAAGACGCACAGCTTTTGGTTTATTCGGGTGAAGCACCCTAATAGAAAGAATTAGCTG